GACCGTTACGCTGTACTGTGTCGCCTCCTTGTAGACCGGCTTGAATGTAGTGCCGCCATCGTCGGACACTTCAAACGTAAACGCTGTTCCGGTTAGTGCGGATGGCGTCACAACCGCCAGCAGTGTCTTACCGCTCGGCACCTGCGCCGCTGTGCTCGTTGTTCCACTGGATGCAATCGTTACGTTAGCCCGCTCGATACTGGTTGCCATGTTTAGAACCTCAAGAATGAATTGAAGTCGATCGCCTCTTTGATTTCCTTTTCCATAACGTGAGGATCGACCCCCACGCCAACCTGAACGCCTGCGGACGTTAGCCCTGCGTCGATCGTCTGCCCCCTTGCGTTGACGCATGGCACCAACTGGCCGCTAACCTTCTGCTGCGTACCATGGGAAACAATCTTGTCCTTCCAATTGTCTTTGCGGTACTTTAATTGGTACTCGATACGCCAGCATGGGAAATTGTTGTAGGTTCCCAAGGTTGCCTTGCGGACCAATAGGTTCAGTTTCCACGCTGCAATGCTACGGAACGTTACGCTGTTGACCGTATCGTTCCGATCCATGATAGCATCAAGCGTTAAACTGTCCGGTTCGAACTGGTAGAAATCCAGCACGCTGATAACGCGGCTACGCATCAGCGGTTCGGCAAAAGGAATGCCAGCCGTATTGAGAATGGCCGCCCCTGCGTTATCTTTGGTCGCCGCCTCTTGGTACGTTTCGAACGTGATATCGTAGATCGGAATCCATGTTGTAGGATTCGGATTGTTGGGGTCGTTTGGATTCTGTTTCTGCTCTTCTTCCCCGGTTGAGAATTCAACCTTCACGTCCCAATAGTGCGGGTTGACTTCGGAGCGGTCGCAATCCTTGCTAATGCAAGTCCCGATGAATCCGCCGTAAGGAACGCCAACCACCGGCAAGCCGGGTGTAGTTAGTATGTTAATCTTGTCTTCGTATCGGTTGTCGCTGTAAACCAGCAACGTTGCACGGTGGACGTAGATAAGGTTGGCACCCTGCTTGCGGAATCCTCCGCTGTTGCCTTCCCGTCGCTCTCCAATCAGTTGCGTAGCCATCTATTAACGCCTCCGCTGTGCTGGTTGGATGTTGGCAATGTTGCTGCTCATTTCTTGGAGGATGGCATTGCTGGCCTGCTGTTCGGCTAGCTGCTGGCCTTGTAGATCGATCTGTTGTTGCATCTGATCAATCTGTGGCTGGATAGTCATACGGTACGCTTCGGCACTTCCAGCCCGCACTAGCGAAGGTGCCTGGATCTGTGGAATCGATCCGGCCAATGCGGCTCGCATGGCTGGCCCGAATTTCTCAAGGGCAACTTGTGCAAGTTCATCGCCTCCAACCAGCCCCTCAAACTGCGTCCGGAATGCTCGAACCTGCGATGCCACCTTATCAAACTCGGTGGCCGATTGCATCGCAGCATCACGACGGACAGACTCAAAATCCTTCATCGCCTGTTGTTGTTTGGCTTGCTGATCGACTAACGCTTTCTGCTTCTTCTCCCGCTCCTCAAGTGCCAACATATCATCGACGAATTGCGTTGCCTGCTTGTCGCTCATGCCTTCGCGGACAGCCTTATTGATTTCCGCCAACCGCTTGCCGTAGTTCAGTTCATCCTTACGGAACTGTAGGCTAGCCTGTTGATTCTTAAAGACTTCGTCCTGTGCCGCCGCGATTCCGGCTAGCTCTTCTTGCAACTGTGCCGCCGCCTGTGCCTCTAGTTCGCCTTGCGTTTGAACTCGCTTTCCGGCGGCTTCGGCTTGGCGGTTCATCTCGTCAATCTGCCGTTGCATCTCTGCAATCTGTCCGGATGTTTTGATACCAAAGAAGTTGAAGAAGCTATCCTTTGCGCTAGATAGATTGGTCGCAAATGTCAGAAGTTCTTTATTGATGCGAATTAGCGTATCGCCAATCAGAGCGAACGCCCCAACCTTAAACGAATTCCATACTGCTGCAATCTGCTGCATCTGGTCGTTTAATTCTTTGGCCGTCTGAATCTGTTGGTCGGTAAGTGGCAACTGGAATTCCTTGGCGGACTCCTTCGCCTTAGCCAGTTGATCGGCCATTTGTCCAACTGCCAAGGCAATCCGCTCATCACCGAAAAGTTTCATGGCGATAGCCGACCGTGCGGCTGGCTGTTCGATGTTTGCGATTGCCTTGGATACGGCATCAAACTGTTCAACGGCATTCATCCCGGCAAGATCGGAAATACTAACGCCGAGTTCCTCAAATATCTTTCGGCCCTTGCCCATTCCTAGCGAAGCCTCGCCAACCATCCTATTCAAGTTGCGTAGCCCCTCGGTAGCCTGTCCAGCCGACACGCCACCGGCAAGCGACAATGCAAACTCGAATTGTTTCAGCTCGTTGTAGGACACGCCAAGGATGCGGGCTAGGTCGTCCTGCTGGTCGACCTGATCTAATGCCGCCGCGGTAAGCTTGTTCATCCCAACATAGGCCACCGGCAACGCGGCTCCCAATGCAGCAATGCCGCCCGTTGCAAGCGTTGACGTGCTAATGCCCAATGCACTAGCCGCCCTGGTGGCTAGTGTGCTTTCCAATACCATCTTAGAAAGGCTGCCGCTAGCCTTGCCCATGGCCGCCGTTGCCTTGGTACTTCCAGCCGCAATGCTGTTGTACGCTTCGGCGGAACCGAATTCCATGGACAACTGGCGGTTGCGTTCTAACTGGGAATTCTGCTTGGCAAGCTCCACGCTCTGGCCTGCAACCGCATCGGAAAGCATTTCTTCGATCGCCAGCGCTTGCCGCTGTGCCTCAGTCGCCTGCTGCGTTTCGGCCCTTACTCGCTGCAACTCCGCTCGCTTCTTTTCCAGCGCCGCAATCAGGGCTTCGTCCGCCTGCTCGCTGCTATTGATTCGCTTTTCCAATAGGCCAATGTCGGCTTCCAGCTTTTGCGTCGGCTCTTGCGTCTCCCTCAGAATTCGCCGAATATGAGACAGCTCGTTACGTGCGGAAGTAGTATCCGCCGTTATGCCGATGGCCGCCGCTGCAACAGTCTTTGCCATCAACCTACCCCCGTTGCTTTCGCAAGTATGCTTCGCATCTCGTCGGCGGATTGCTGCCGCGTTATCTTTACCGGCTTGGCGGATCGCTCAAACCTGCTCGGCATGAACGATTCCCAGTCGCGGATCTCTTTTTTCATTCCACCAGTAGCCGCCACAATTGACATAAGGGCATCTAGCACGCTCGCTAGCGTAGCCGTCTGCATCCAGCCATCGCCAATCGGTTCCAGCAAATCGAACGCTTCCCAGAAGTCAATAGCGGCCTTCGGCTGGCTGTCTAGCCAGCCTTCAACATCGGCAATCCCCCACGCCAAGCAAAGCTTGGCGGCTAGCCGCAGCCTTGGGGATTGCCTTAGTCTTTTCCCGCTGCTTCGGTGTCGTCTCGATCAAATCCGCAATGCTTGAAAGCCGCATCATATAGATCGCCCATAACGCCAGCATCCAAAGCCGATAACAAATTCCATTCGTTGTCATCAAATAGCCTTCGGCCATCCGAATCAACCAAGCAACGAACCAGCAATCGCTGACGCATCGACGCCATCCGCTCTTTAGTGATTTTCGCTTTATCGAGGTCGAACCGCTCCGCCTCCCATGCGGACCACTCGGAAAGCGTCAGCGATTGCAATCGCCAATCGCCTTGGTCGAGGTATCGACGGCCAGAACGGGAAAGGATTTCTTCGCGGGTTAGTGGCATGGTCAATCATCCTCTCCGGTTGCTGCATCGTCTTCCAGGATCGTTAGTTTGGTAGCCGGTGCGGTTGCCTTGCCGCGCACCACTTCGACTTCCTGGCGTATCTTGTCCCAAGTCTGCTGGGGCAAGTTTACGATGGGCTGGATGTGTGCCCCTTCATGGTGCCCCACATAGCCAACGTGAACGCCATCGACGATCAAGATATCCTGATCGTGCGTCACCTCCACCAAACCTACCGCCGTCGTCATAATGCCGACGTGCGGCCTTAGCTCAATCTGCATCGTTCAACCCTTCATCAAGTGGACTTCGTGTAAGCCGGTCCCGTTGCACCCGTCCAGCAAATCACGTAGGAAGCTTCCTGGATGGTTCCATTGGCAAGCTGTGGGTAGCTGAACTCTTTAACGAACGCTGTTCCGGCGTAATTGCCCGCGGTCGTTTCCCCAGTTCTAATTGGAAACGTGATTGTCACCGTCTCGGACGCACCGCCGATTGTAGGAGGCGCAAGGAACGTGTCAAACAGCACGTTCACTTTGATATTGCCAGCGTCTTTGAGGTCGCTTGCAATCTTCCGCTTGAATCCGGTACTGTCCAGCGTCGAAACATCGAGGTCATCAATGCTTTCGGTCCATGCATCGATGCTTCGCACCTTGGCCGCGTAACTGCTCGTTGCAAAGGTAATAATCGCTCCGTTCCCGGTATCGCCAAGAATCGTAGATTGTGCCATCAGCCTTCCCCTTCCTGATAGTGAACCATCAAATCAAAACTGTTAACGTACCGAAGCTCTTGGCTTCCGTCGGTCGGCGGTTCCATGAATGTAGTTTCACCATCGACCAATTCGACGCCACGGATATCTACGCCGTTGGTCAGCCCACGAAGTGGAATCACTCCGCATTGCTGAATCGTTTGGGCGATGGTGTTGCTTGCACTTCGCGTTAGTGCGAAGCAATCAAATTGAATTCGGCACGACGCCAACCCAGCCAATCGGGAAATGGTGTGCTGGTGCGTCGTGCTTATCTTGCTGTACGTTACGGCTGGCATGGTGGCATTCTGCGGCAACGCATCGGGAAACATGCGGGTGCTTATCAAAGCGGATACCGCCGATCGCCCCACAATGTATTGCCGGATTGCCGCACCAACATCAGCCATTGGCCATCGCCTGTTCTAGTGAATTAACGAACGCCTGAATTGCCGCGTCTTGTG